GAAGAGTTCCCCAAGATCGTATCCAAACATGGATTGAGGCTGCCAAGCAGCACGGCATAAAGCTGAAGCTCTCCGATTTCTTCGGGGAGACACCATGAATTCACTCCAACTCAATTGCGCCGCTGTCCCCCCAGCCGCGCAGGCGCCGGATCGTTCGGGCTCCCCTCCCGTCTATGCGATCCGGCGCATCCAATTCGACCGCCACGGCAGAGCGCGGGATCAAGTCTCTGCCATCACTAAAGCTCCGAACACCTACCGGGTGGACGGGGTGAATCTCCGGATTGGTATCGTTACTCTCCCCAAGCTCAAACTTGCCCTCGGAGGTCCTATCAAGGCCTCTGAGGGTTTTCTTTGCCACCCAAGCCTGTTTCAGCAGGCCGGTGGTGATGTCGTACAGCATTTTCATAACGTCGTTGCTCCGAGGTCCATCAAACCCGGAGCACGCCATCATGTCTTCTCGTTCAGTTAGAAAGTTAGCGGTCGCTACAATGCACGCCATTGCCCTTGACTGGCCCAACATCGTCTCACGCATCCCGAACGCCACGCGCGTTATTCCGATGCGGACGAAGTACACGGCATCAACTGTAGGCAAGTGGCTTCAAGGGATCGCAAAGCCAAGCGGAGATAGCGTTGCAATTCTCATGCTGGAATTTGACGAATTTGCCGACGCACTTTTGGAGGCGACTAAGCGCAGTGACGGCGCGCTGTCTCAGGTGCAGAAGCGCAAGCTTATTGAAGCGCGCAAGGTTTTGGAGGAATTCGGCCAGTGAGGGGAGCAAGTCTACTCATAGAGTTTCACAGCTTCCGAGGCATCGGCCTCGTGGGTGGGCCACTTGGAAGAGTGCTCGTGCTCGGCTTCGTAAGCTTCAAGTACGCACCGTGGCTGATAACCGAATGGATTAAGCGCGCCATCGATAAGCTGAAGTAAGCACTACGCTTAACGATAAATACAAAGCCGCTCACCGCAGAAAGTTTCAAAGGGGTCAAAAATAAATGATCGGACACAACAGCGGACAGACTCACTCAGCAGCTCCTTTGCAGAGCTTCATCAACCGCATTGAGCGGCTAGAGGAAGAAAAGCGGGCCAGGGCTGAGGACATCCGCGAAGTATACAAAGAGGCAAAAGACCAGGGTTACGACCCAAAGATTATGCGCAAGGTCGTCGCCCTTCGCCGGTTAGACGAGGCTGAGCGCCAAGAGCAAGAGGCCCTGATCGCGTCCTATTGTGATGCGCTCGGGATTCTAGTCGATACCCCGCTTGGCCAAGCTGCACTGGCGAACGCTTAGTTATGAACGCCCTCGCTCTCGCCAAGACCATGCACAACCCCAAACGGCGGAAGTCTAAGTACAACGCCATGCGCACAATCGTTGGGAACGTCATGTTCCATTCGAAGGGTGAAGCAAACCGTTGGCTTGACCTGAAGCTGATGGAGAGGGCGGGGGAGATTACAGACCTGCGCCGTCAAGTTCCGTTCAAGCTCTTGGCCTGGACACCGAACGGACCCGAGCAGATCGGAATCTACCGCTCTGACTTCCAATACCGCGACATGCGGACAAACCAGGAAGTGGTCGAAGACTTCAAGGGCTGCGTGACTGCGGAATTTAAGCGCACGCAGAAGATCATGAAAGCCAACTACGGCATTGACGTACTGGTGACGAAGAAATGAACCCCACCACCGAAGAAATCCTTGCCGAGCAAAAGGTCATCGAGGCCAAGGAACGACGCCGCGTCGCAGGACACGGGGAGAGGACAAGAGCCATGAAGAAATTGCAGATGGCGACGTATGAAGCGCTGAAAACGACCGTGGAAGTACGAAAGGGAGCTGAGTAATGGACATCTTCACTCTCCTGAACGTGAGCGCAGTGTTTTGGTTCGCCTTCGCCGCATTATTGGTGTGGGTGTTCAAGGTTTATCTGGAGCCATAGGGGGAACTAATGACAAAAGGCACAACACCGCAGGCTGGCGAGCGTCACGGGATGCTGACGTGCACCGGCAGGTTTGAATACGACGCGCACAAAAAACGGATTTACGAATTCGTGTGCGATTGTGGGTCAAAGGGATTCCGTGACGCCAACATTGTGCGCCGTGGCCGCTCTCGTTCTTGCGGGTGCGCTAGGCGCAAGGTGAACGTTGCCCCACCGTACCTGTGGACCTCTAAATGCGACCACAAATTACGTGTGCTTGCCGAGCAAGATATCTCGGTGTCCGACATCGCCAGGACGTTCGGCGCCCGCTACAACGATACGGTTGCGCGCATGAAGCTGTTGGAACTGCCGATTAACTGGGGCCGACCCGCACCCCTCAAAGAGTGCTATCCGCCTGGACTTCGGTTTGAAGACCGGCCCAACGCCGACAGCGACCGGCGCAAGAGTTATGTGCCTTCCATCAACCGCGCGAGCTACGGATGCGCCGCCGGCATGTGTCTGGAATAGCCATGATCGCAGTGACCTGGGGTAAGCCCGAGCCCGAAAGCACTTTATGGGTACCGCCGTTTTACAGCCCCATGAAGCAGGCGCTCATGCGCCTTTGCCATGAAAGAAAGCTGAATTACCGCGAGATCGTGGGCGTCAGGAGATCGCGGTCGATTGCGTGGCCACGGCAGGAATTGATGGTGCAGATCAAGGACGATTTCCCGTCTGCATCCCTTCCGGAAATAGCCAGGCTATTCAACCGGGACCACACAACGGTATTGCACGCTGTTAAGCAGGTTGCCGAACGCATGAAGCAGGAGAGCGTCTAAATATGGCGAAGCCTGACTCATGGATGCCGATGGTAACGCAGAATCTCATTGCTGAGGGCTGGCGCACCCCGAATACATACGCAGGCCATTTTGACGAAATCCCGAGCGCGCCAGGGGTCTATCTTTTTTTAGTCCATAGGGACGATTGGGATGCTCCCGGTATTGGCTATGTCGGCAAATCAACGTGCCTTCATAGGCGCATCGAGAGGCACAAAGTTTTGCGCGCGATAAGCGGGGATAACCCAGATGCGCTCATTCAAAGGTGGTTTCTGGCGCGCCCGGCAGAAGAAATAACGGGTTTAGAGGCGGAGACGATCCGCAAATTTAACCCCGCATACAACATCCAGCTACGGCCAAGGGGGTTCTGTGGGCAAGCCTGATCATTTTATCGTTAAGAACTGGACGAAGTTCCAGCACTACAAGGACCGCAATCCTCCGTGGATAAAACTCCACGTCGAGATACTTGCTAGCGAAGATTGGGTGACGCTAGCAGATGCTAGCAAGCTTCTCGCAGTCGTTTGCATGATTATCGCAGCGAAGAATGACGGGCGTGTACCTAACAACCCCGACTACATCAAGAGAGTTGCCTACCTCGACAAGGTTCCGAACCTAACCCCTTTAGTTCAATGCGGTTTCTTGTCGAATCCGCTAGCGGATGCAAGCGAAAGCAAGCGCGTGCAAGCGGATGCTAGACCAGAGACAGAGGCATATAGCACAGAGACAGAAGATACTCACACACCACGCGCGAAGGGATCACGCCTTGCCCCAACTTGGAAGCCTAGCGAAAAAAATCACAGTCTCGGCAGAGAGCTCAACCTCACTGACGGAGAGATTGCCGACGCGGCCACCCGGTTCAGAGAATATTTCCACAGCCCCGACGCAGCCCGCCCCGTCAAAAAAGATTGGGACGGCGCTTTCTCGCGGTGGCTCCGCACTGATGCCCCAAAAATCGTTAGTAACCGCAATCGCGGGCAGCGCCCCCAAGGAAACGCTGGAAATCGTGCGAGCGCAACTTCCATCCGCGATAAACTCAGGGCTGAAGCCGGTTTACAACCCGAGCCAAACCTTGACGCACTACGAGCTGAAGGGGGCTCATGGGCCGCGGGAACTGACCTTGGCCAAGGATATTCTGTCTCAATCATTGACGCCGATTTCACTGAAGGAAGCGATAGATTTGGTGACGGAGATGCGTCTGCTGACGAGGCCATCACCGGGCGCGGAATCAGATCAATTGGCCCAAGCGAAAATCTACATCAACAAACTGATGGAGTACCCCTCCGACGTGGTGCGCCATGTTCTGAAAACACAGCCGAATATGAGCCCTTGGTGGCCCTCGTGGCAGGAGCTTCAGGAGCGGCTGGAGATACACACCTACAGGCGCCGGATGATGCTGACGGCCTTGACATCCCAACGTACCTCAGACGCACCGCGTAACGACAACAGAACGATCCTGGACGCAGGTTGAGAGCTTTTCGCGTGAAACAATCTGATCTTTTATCACCGATAATCAGCGCTTTAGACGGAGAGGTCCGCAGGCTGGCGATTGTGTTTTTTCATGTAGACCAGGAGCCGGGACATCCGTTTGAACTGATGCGGGGATCGTTCAACGGCGATTACGGCCCGGTGATAAAACGATCGGTCCTAGCCGCGCGCGAGGTTCACCCCGAAGCCGCCGTCTTCATGCTCACCGACGACCTGACGCAGTTTGCCGATCTACCCATGACGACGATTCGACTTCCCATGCAGAACCGTCAATGGATCATGTACGAGCGGTCCACGGATGCAGGAGGCTTTCGCACGCGCCTGGGATGCTCCGGACCCTGCACCTGGATACGGACATCTGCATCAACAAGCGCCTAGATTCTCTGTTCAATCCCGCGCTGGACATCGGCGTAAGCTATCGCGGCGATATTCCCTATATGCCGATCAACGGGGGTTGGCTGCTGTGCCGGGAGCCCCAGAAGTTCGCCCACTTCATGGCGGATTTACACGATACCCACAACAAACTGGCAGAACTGTCCCATTGGGAGGACTTCGATACCCGGTGCTTCCGAGGGGCCCAGCAGGCATTGGCGTTAATGTTGCGGGACAAAAGCCCGGGCGGTTATTCGAATCAGATCTACCCGACGAAGTGGGGCAATATTGCCGTGTTCGATGCGCGGATTGTGAATCGGACCTTCAACCCCCTTGAACTGCTCGCCCCGCCGTTCTGCACCCACTACAAGGGCGGCGCTAAAGAATTGTTGAAGGCGGTATGACCATGGACATTGGCCCGCTCTCATCGTTTCAGCACATCGATCTTGGCTTCGGTTTTGACCGCCCCCCACAGTCCACCCGCATCGGATCTCATGAAATCAAGGCCCGCACCCGCCGGGCGATGGAGCGCGGGACCAAATCCATCATGGAACTCCGGAACGTCTGCGAGGGTGAAACCGCGATTATCTGCGGGGGTGGGCCGTCTCTCAAAGACCACCTTGGAACCATGCGACGGCTTTACAACCGTGGCCACAAGATCATCTGCACGAACAAGACCCACGACTTTCTTGTAAAGCGGAACTTCAAACCATGGGCCGTAGTCTTGCTGGACCCCATGCCGCACGTCGCGGAGTACGTGAAGCTTGCTACGCCCCGAACCAGGGTGCTCATTGCCGGCCAGTGCCACGAGGATACGTTTAAAGCCCTCGCGCGTGCCGACTGCTACCTCTGGCACGCCGGGGATAACCAGGACGATGAGATGTTGCCTGTGACCCTGTTGCAGACGGAATACAAGGATCGCGCATGGAAAGTCATTGGCGGAGGAAACACGGGCGGACTGCGTTCGATATACGTGGCCCAGACCATCGGCTTCCGCAAAATGCACCTGTTCGGATTCGACTCCAGCATGCGTAAGGGCAATCTCTACGCCTACGACAAGCAACACCCGCAAGACGCCGCCGAAGGTCCCGCAACCCTCATGATGAACGGCCACAGCGAAGTGTTCTACACGAACGAACACATGGCGAGGCAGGTAGAAAACTTCCAAGACATGCTCAAACAGGTGATGTTGTGGAACACCCATGGCGCGTGGGAGGGGTTGGATGATATTATTGTGCATGGCGATGGCATGTTGCCGTCGTGCGCAGCAGGTTACGGATTGCACGCGGACCCGAAGATGAATGAGAGATGGGCTAGGAAACAATGACCCACGGCAAACGCTTCCTTAGGGTTCACAGCGGCATGGTCTTTGACGACTACCACGGCGCATCAGGCCAGACCTCGGAAGAATACATTGAACCCGACCACGACACATGGACAGGGCTTTACGACCACAACGGAACGCCTCTGCACCGCCAACGCGAGCCTATCGGATACGACCCACACAGATGGGCGGATAAGCCCAAGCCACCGAAGAAGAAATTAAAAGACACAAATAGGTAACTCTAAACAATGGCTGCACCAAAGAACCCCAAAGGCAGGACGAAAGGCGCGAAGGACAAGCTCGGTCGAACCGTGAAGGAAGCTATTGAGTTTGCAGCGCAGCGCATTGGCGGCCCGCAGCGTTTAGCCGCCTGGATCAAGGAAGACGCTGATAATGAAAAGGCTTTCTGGACGAGCATCTATCCCAAGCTTTTGCCGCTCCAAGTGAGCGGCCCTGACGGCGGCGCAATTGCCGTGAACGGGAAATACACAATCGAATTCGTGAATGCCTCATCTCCGAATAAATCGGAAGCTTGAACCGCTTCTCGTAAAGCCGAAACCTATTAAGGTTATCGTCGGTGGCCGAGGATCGGGGAAATCCATCGGCGTTGGCGACATCATGACAATGAAGATGGAAACCGAGGCGGCTGATATTTACTGCCTCCGCGAGTTCCAAGAAAGCGTCATTGATTCTGTGCACCGCGTCTTTGTGGATAGCGTCCAGAAGCGCCTAAATCTCACTGGCTGGCAGGTCTTTGAGAATAAGGTCATAGCTCCCACGGGCGCGCGGACGGTCTATCGTGGCGCAGCGCGCAACCCCGACAGCATCCAATCGGCTCAGGGCTATAAATACTCGTGGTTCGAGGAAGCCCACCGCGCGTCCAAGACCAGCCTGGACAAGCTCTTACCCACGATCCTCCGCAATCCTGGCGCCGAGTGTTGGTTCACGGCCAACTCCCAGAGCAGCGCCGACCCGTTTAGCCAGAGGTTCTTGGTTCCTTACCTTGACGCCTTGAATACAAAGGGGGTTTACGAAGATGACCTACACCTGATCGTCAAGGTGAACTGGCGCGATAATCCCTGGTGGAACGAGGAGCAAGAGAAGCTGCGGATTTGGGACTACGAAAACCGCCCGCGCGCCGAATACGACTGGATTTGGGAAGGCCACTTCAACGATAGCGTTGAGGGTTCGATCATCAAGCCCGAGTGGTTCGACGCGGCCATTGACGCGCACCTGTTCGACGCACGCGCGCAGGGCCTATTCGAGCCGCGCGGCCCGGTCATTGTGGCTCATGACCCCTTTGACGACGGCGAGGACGCTGGGGGATTGGCTGTGCGCCATGGGTCGATCATCCAGCACGTTTCCGCCAAGAAGTCGGGCGCCATTGATGTGGTTTGTGATTGGGCCACTGACCACACCCGCAAGATCGGCGCGGACTGGTTTGTCTGGGACGGTGACGGCATGGGAACCGGGCTTAAGCGCCAGATCGCCACGGCCTTTGACGGCACGCGCACGCAATACCACATGTTCCGGGGCAGCTTGGCGGGTCGGGCGCAGGACAACGGCGAGCAGATTTACGAGCCTGCCAAGGGCGATACCAAGCCCAAGACCTACGCCGACACGTTCAAGAACAACCGCGCGCAATACTACATCGCCTTGGCGAACCGGTTTAAGGCGACCTACAACTTTGTAGTAAAGGGGAAGCACTCCGACCCGTCAGAGATGATTAGCTTAAACTCTGAGGGAATTGATGATATGGTGGGCCTACGGTCTGAAATGTGCCGCATCCCGCGTAAGCCGGACGGCAACGGTCTTGAGCAGATAATGTCCAAGATCGATATGAAAAAGGCCGGCATCCGATCTCCCAATATGTCCGACGCGGTGATGATGACGATGTTCTCGCCATCGCAGGACACCGACTTTAAACCGATTGATTTTGACGGGTGGCGATAATGCCGGATTATGCGAAGCACGCGGACGTTCTTAAACTTCTGACCGAGGCCCAAGAGGCCGACCAGGACAACCGCGATAGAGTGCTGGAAGCTCAATGGTTCATCGAAAAGACAGACGGCCAGTGGGAGCCGGAATGGTACGAGCGGAACGCCGGTAAGCCGCGTTACACCTTCGACATGACCAGCCCCATCGTTGACCAGATCGCGGGGGAGATTGAGCAGGCCGACTTCGACATCAAGATTAAACCTGCGGGCGGTGAAAGCTCGAAAGAAACCGCCGCCGTCCTTGACGGCATGATCCGCAACATTGAGAACATCTCGAACGCTTCTGCGATCTACTCCCACGCTGGCCGCAACATGGTTGCCACGGGTATCGACGGTTGGCGCGTTGTGCAGGAGTACGTGGACGGCGACAGCTTCGACCAGGATCTGGTCATTAAGCCCATCTTTAACTTCTCCGAGCGCGTGTGGTTTTTCAACGGCTCGCAGACGCGGGACCGGTCAGACAGCAAGGGGTGTTTTGTCCTCCAAGCCGTGCCGGTTGATGAATACAAGGAACGCTTCCCCAAGGGATCTGAGCAGAGCGTTAGTTCTGGCCGTACCAAAACCGGGTACTTCCAGAAGGAAGCGACCATCGTTATTGGCCAGATTTACTACGCAAAACAGGAAGAGCGCGAGCTTGCCCTGATGAGCAATGGCCACGTCATTGAATTAACCGACAAAACGAAGTCGGTTCTGGATGAGTTGGAGGCTCAGGGTGTCAAGGTCGTCAACACCCGCAAGCGCAAAAAGAACGTGTTTTATAGCCGCTTGTTCGATGGCTCAGATTGGCTGACCCCTGAGCAGAGGACGGTGTTCTCCTACGTCCCGGTCATTCCGACCTATGGCAACTTCAAGGTCGTAGAGGATAAGACCATCTATCGCGGCGTGGTGCAGAAGCTCATGGACCCGCAACGGGTGATGAACTATTCGCTCTCGCGCGAGATTGAGGAAGGCGCATTGGCGCCTCGCGCCAAATACTGGATGACGCCGAAGCAGGCGAGCGGGCATGAGTCGAAGCTCAAATCGCTGAATACCAACTCCGATCCGGTGCAGTTCTACAACCCTGACCCAGCAGCCCCCGGCACCCCCCAGCAAAACGGCGGCGCCCAGATCAACCCCGGCCTCCGCACCGTCTCGGAATCCATGCGCCAGATCATGGGCCAAACGGCTGGCATGTTCGCGGCCAACATGGGCGACAATCCCGGCCTACAGTCCGGCGTGGCCATCAAGAGTCTTCAGCAGAAGGGCGACAACGGCACGATTAAGTATTTCAAGGCGCTGGAAATTGCCATAGCGCATACCGCGCGCATCATCGTGGACGCCATCCCGAGGGTTTACGACACGGCGCGCCAAGTGCGTATCCTGCATGGTGACGGCTCGTTCGAGATGCAGACGGTTAACCAGACCGTGATCGATCAACAGACCGGTAAGCCTGTGGTCGTAAACGACCTGTCCAAAGGCAAGTACGACGTGACGTGCTCGGCAGGCCCGTCCTTCCAGAGCCGTATGCAGGAGACGGTGGCGACCATCACAGAAATGGCCGCGTTTGACCCGAGCGTGATCATGTCCGCCTCTGACATCCTGTTTAACAACCTCGACTCCCCAGGAATGGAACTGATCGCCCAGCGTAAGCGCCAGCAGTTGCTCATGTCCGGTGTGATCCCGCCAAGCCAGCAGACTGACGAGGAAAAGGCACAACTGGCGCAGATGGCCCAGGCCAATGCCGGCAAGAAAGACCCGGCGCAGACGATTGCTGAGGCGGAAGCCAGGAAGGCCGAGGCCGAGGTGGCTATCGCACAGAACAAGCAGCAGGAAACCGCCATCGGCGTGCAGGAAAAAACGCTAAAATTGCAGCTCATGGACCGCCAAGAGAACCGCGCGGACCTGAAGCTCGCCAACGATATGGATTTCCGGGACCGCGAGTGGCAGTCCGTCCAACTCAAGCAGATTGCCGAGACCCTGAAGCTCATCAGGGAGGCGCTGGGTGTCGATACGATTGTGAACCCCAACGGCATCGACGCCTTCGGGAGCCAGGTCGAACTCCTGCGCCGCGAGCAGGACACGCTGCCGAGTTAGGCGGCGCTGGGTTTAGGTACTCGCTTTTTGCGGCGGGTCTTCGGCCACAATTTAAGCACGGCAGATTTTTTTAGATATACGTGCTTGTAGCCGCTATCGCCTCGCATTGGCTCGCGAACGCCGTCGATGTAGATGAATTTTACGGTTTTATCGAACGCTATATCGAACGCGTTGTTGTGGAAATCATCGATGATGGCGTCTATCCAAAACATAGATGGAATCGGCCCGCGCGAATTATCGACCGTGGATCGCCCCTCAGCCACAAGCTTCACGCTGTCGTCTTGCAAGGCGTACTTCAATAGAAGCTTCGCGGCCTCCCACCGGTCTTCAGCCCGGTAAGTCACGCGGTGGCGCGCGATCCAATCGACAGCAGCCAGCAGGTCTACATCCGCCGACAATTCGTCTTCAATCGGGGTCCAGGACTTCCAGGTTTTGCGCGTTCCCATGCGCGGGGAGTGTACGAATTTCAGTGGCTTCTTGCCAGTAACTTCACCGCCCGCGTAGCTGTTGCAAAAATACCATTTTTTTATTGACGGTGTGACTTTTTAGCCACATTATGCCCGTACGCGCATATGGCGCGGCCTCGAACCTCAAAGGGCACTAGTGGTAGACGATAAAGACACGCTGCCTGCGGATGATGTGGCTGAAGAAGTCGAAGTCGATCAAGTTGACCCGACTCAATTAGGCTCAGAAACCGCCGAACCGTCAGAATCAGCGCCTGACAGTGACAAAAATGTCACAGCGGAAAAGAAGGTCCAATTCACTCCCGAGCAGCAAGCGGTTTTCGACAAGGTAATTGGCGAAAAGACGTTCAAAGCACGGGAAGCCGAGCGAAAAGCCGAAGCAGCCGAAGCAAAGCTGCGGGAACTTGAAGCCCAGCTTCCGAAGGAGAACAGGCCCTCTATTCCGGCTCTCCCTGATCCCTACGACGCGGACTATTCGCAAAAGATCGCGGCGCGGGATGAGGCGATTAAAGCGGCGGCGGCGTTCGACGCGAAGCAAGAGCTGGTTAAGCACCAGCAGCAGACCGTCCAGCGCCAGCGTGTAGAGGCTCAACAGGCGGAACTTTACAAGAGCGCGGCAACCTACAAAGAGCGGTCGGACAAACTGGGCATCCCCCCAGCCGATTTGCAGAATGCGGCCAACGCGCTGTCAACCTACGGCATCACCGAGGACCTGACGAAGTTCCTACTGAAAGACGATCAAGGCCCGCTCATGACGATGTTCTTAGCGCGGAACCCGGTCGATCTTGAGCGGATGAGCGGTCTTAGCCCTCTTGAGATGGGCCATTACATCGCATCCGAGATCAAGCCAAAGCTCGCAGCCGTCAAACCCAGAACCCAGGCCCCTCCACCGGCTGACGTTCTTGATGGCGGCGGATCGCCCAGACAAGAACGCGGGCCAAAGGGAGCCACCTTTGAATAGAGGATAAAATGGCCAACAATTTTGACAGCAACTTTACCCGTAAACTTGCGCGCGTCTTCCTGGAAAAGTTTGACTCCGAGCGCGTCCTTTCCAAAAACGTCAACACTCAGCTTCTGACCGGCAAGTTCGATCCTTCGACGGGTACGGTTGTCGATTTCAAGCGCCCCACCGATTACAAGTCGGTTCGCACTTCCGCCGGCGACATCTCCACCAACACCGCCTCGGATATCATCACCGGCAAGGCAAGCGGCACCGTTCAGGACTACTTCACGGTTCACGTTGATTACAACGAGGCCGACGAAGCCCTGAAGATGGACCAGCTCGACCAGCTTCTGGCGCCGATGGCGACCCGCATCAAAACCGATCTCGAACTCGACTTTGCAGGCTTCATGATGAAGAACTGTAACCTCGTGTACGGTTCTGTTGGCACTGGTGTCACGACCTGGGACCAGATCGCGGGCGCAGGTGCTTTGATGCAGGCCACCGGCATTCCGATGGATATGCCCTGGTGCTACGCCGTCAACCCGTTCACTCAGCGCAGCTTGGCGTCTAACCAACGCTCGCTCGGCAACGGCAAGGACAGCTTGGTTGATCAGGCCCATGAAAAGGCCATCATCAGCCGCAACTTCGCTGGCTTCAACGTGATGACCGCCACGACACTGGCGAGCTTCACGACCGGAAGCGGCGCGGACTTTGCGGGCGTAGTCGCATCCAACCCGGATGTAACCTACGTCACCGCCAAGGATACGATGACCCAGACCATCGCCATCTCTGGCGTGACGAACGATCTGGCCATTCCTGCCGGCCAGCCGATCCGCATCACGTCACGTAATCGTCTGAACCTCTCGACCCGCCAACAGATTCTTGATGAAACCGGAGCGGCTGTTGTCTTCTCCGGCGTGGTCAAGACCGCTGTAACGCTGACGGGCTCGACCGGTAACATCACCATCTCCGGCCCTGCTATCTACGAAGCCAACGGTGCTTACAACACCACGGCGTCGGCGGTGCAGTCGGGCGATGTCATCACCTTCCTGGGCGCGCAGAACACCACCATCCAGCCTAACTTGTTCTGGCATCCCCAGGCGTTCTCGATTGGCTCCGTGCCGATCAAGAAGCTGTACTCCACCGATACGGTGGCGACGACCGAGGACGGGCTACAGTTCCGCGTGTCGAAAGGGACGGATTTCTACGCGAACAAGCAGCTTGTGCGCTTCGACTTCCGACCTGCGTATGCGTGCCTCAACCCGTTCTTTGCGGGCCAAGGCTACGGAGGCTAGGCCGACTAGTTACGCGGGAGGGGTTTAAAAAGCCCCTCCCGTTTCTCCGCTCTTAACCCAATAACGAGGATTGCATGGCCGACAGGATTACATGGGTTCGCCCGAGCGGTACTGAAATCACCACGAACGGATTACCTGAGACGATCAAGGCTGCCGCCGAGATGGGCTGGAAGCCGAAGGGTGAGGATGCCCCGGAGCCGCGCGCCCCGGAGCCGACACCGCAACGCGGACGCCCGAGAAAGGGTGAATAATGGCGACGGTCGCCCAAGTTGCGACGGCATCGCTTAAGCGCATTCTGGTTCAAGCCGCCGACGCTCCGTTGGAGGCCGAGGAGTACCAGGATTTCATCTTCGCGCTGAACAACTTCATGTTGGCGCTGGACGCTGAAGGCGTCACCCTTGGCTATACCGAGGTAAGTGACCTTGGCGACGAAGTGACGGTCCCCACAGGCGCCCTGCGCGGCATCATTGCGAACATGGCGATTGAGGTTGCCCCCGACTACAACGGCACCATTTCCCCCGCGCTGGCAGCAGCAGCAGCCGATGGTATGCAGGTTATGCGGATCATCGGCCAGACCATCAGCGCCTCCAGTATGCCGTCCACGCTCCCGGTAGGCAGCGGCAATGAGGGTGATGGCGTGTTCTCGAATAGCCGATTCTACGACGGCGCGAACGAGGCCGAGATACTGGCCGAGACAACTGGCGCGATCAGTTTGGAAGACAGCACGGCGGACGCATCATGACCATTGATTCCCAAGGCCGCAAGATATCGAACTTCCCTGCGGACACGACCGTTCCAGCGGGTGCTTACTTTACGTTCGTCTCGGGCTCGACAAACTACAAGATTTCCAAGGCCAACTTCCTCACGGCGATGGGGGCCACCGGTACACTAGTTGCTGCCGGATCTGGCACAGCAACGCCGGTCCTTTCAGCAGCCGGTTCCGTTTACACCATTCGCGGCTTGGAGAACGGCAACGGAATAACGTGCAGCGTTTCCGCCAATAACGGCATCACCATTGCAAACAACTTCACGCAAGAGGGCAGCTATACGGCTCTTGTGAGCAGCTTTGCGGTCGCCTCGCCGGTATTTGCCTCGCTCAAAGGTGGGACGGGCATCTCGCTCGGTAAGGCGTCTAATATCATCACGATTTCAGCTACAGGCGACCTGCCGCACGCCATCGTCACGATGCAGGCCAATTCCACCGCCACCACGATCAACGGCACTGCCGCGCCTGTTTTGGCAGCCGGGACGTGGGTTGGCGGAGATACAGAGAACTTCAGCGCGTCCACTGGTGGCCGTCTAACATACACGGGCGCCGAGACGCTGAAGCTTTCCGTTGACGCATCGGTGACTTTCCGCCGTGCGGTTGGTGCGGGCGAAACCGACGTGTCTGTTGCCCTTGCGCATAACGGCTCCGTTTTCGCCGCATCTAAGCGGGTTACATCCTGTTCCGATTCCGTTAAGGCGTCGGTTTCTCTGCCGTACCACATTGAAATGGCGCAGAACGATTACATAGAGCTTTATGTGGCGAACGAGGAAAGTGCGGACGATATCACCGTGACCGACGCTATCTTCCGCGCGACCCGATGACCGAAACACCGCTCCCGCTTACTAACGGATTCTACGTCAGCCGCTCCAAGCCGATCTCGGCGCAGCAGTGCTCGAACATGTACGTTCAGTTGGTTGATAGCGGCATGACGCAAGAGGCGCTGTTCGGAACTCCAGGGGTTTACCAGCTCGCGACCACGGGCGGCAGGAAGCACGCCAACCGAGGCTCCCACGTCATGGGCGCGATACCGTACTTCGTCCAGGGCGGTTGGCTTTACCGGCTGGACCGCACGGTCGTAGGTACTACGGAATCCTGGGCAACCACGCTACTTGGCAACATTTCAGGTTCTGGCCGCGTCAGTATGGCCGACAACGGAACACAGCTCATGATCCAGGTCCCAGGGGGTGCTGGGTACATCTACACAGTCGCGGGCGGTTTAGTCCAAATCACCGCAAGTGGCTTCACCGCCAACGGCAACCCGCAATACGTGGTTTATATCGACGGCTATTTCGTCTGCACCACCGACAGCAAGAAATTCATCGTTTCCGCGCTGAACGACGGCACGAGCTGGAACGCTCTCGACTTCGGTTCTGCCGAAGCGGACCCCGACGACATCGTTGCGCCGATTGTCCACAGGAACCAGCTTTTCATAGGCGGTTCCCAAACTATCGAAGCCTTCCAGAATATTGGCGGCACTGACTTCCCTTTCCAGCGGGTGCAGGGCTTTGTGATGGATAGCGGCATCGACGCCCCCCTTTCCATCGTCAACGCCCACGGCACGTTCTATTGCATCGGCGGGGATGTAAACGAGAACCCGCAGGTTATGGCGTTCGACGGCTCGAACATGGTCCCGATATCGAGCGACGGAATTGAATTGATCCTCCAAGACCTTACGCCCGAGGAATTGAATCAGGTTTACGGGTTTTCCTACAGCGACGACGGCGCGCGGTTTGTCGGGTGGGTATTGCCCGACACCTGCATTGTTTACGAGGCGGCTACCAAGAAGTGGCACGAGCGCAAATCCCAGGTCCAAACCATCGACGGCGTGTCCAATTCACGTTGGCGCGTTCAATCACTGGTGACGGCCTATAACCGCATCATCGTGGCGGATTACCTCGATGGCCGCATTGGCGACCTCTGCACGAGCTGTTCCACAGACTACGGCACTGAGATTCTGCGCGACGTTTCAACCATGCCCTTCAGCAATAACTCCAAGCCGATCTCGTTTCCGTGGATTGAATTGACGGTGGAGAGCGGCGTCGGTAACGCAGCCGCGCCCGATCCTAAAATCACCATGACCCGTTCCCTGGACGGCAAGACCTGGACCGCGCCGCGCATCCGCTCTTTGGGCCGCGTCGGCAAGTACGGGCACCGCGTAATCTGGCGCCGCAATGGCCGCGCAGCGCGCTTCGAGATATTCCGCTTCCAGATGTCGGACCCGGTGCGCCCGGTGTTCATTAAGCTGGAGGCTGATGTCGTCGGATGATCACCCCCCCGAACCAAGGCCAGCCGATTGTAGATGCAGCGGGGAATATGTCGCAGGTGTTCCGCGCCTGGACGCAAGGTGTGTCTCGATTGGAAATACTGTCCGGCGCAGGCTCGCCAGAGGGCGTGGTCAGCGCGCCACAGAAAACCCTCTACATGGACACCGCCGGAACTGCCGGTTCGATCCTCTACATCAAACGCGATACGAACGTCGGCGGCGACCCCACGCAAGGTTGGATACTGGTGTGAATGTATCTCGCATTTCTGACCCGGATGTTGTAAAGTCGATCCTGTTGAGGCCGGAGATTGTCGCCACGATTGCCGAGGACGGCGCAGGCGATTTCGAGCCCGACATGGAGCGCAATATCTGGCTCCTGATGAAGTCTGGCGACACTGAGGTGGGTGTCTACCAGATTGAGCGCATCAACGGCATCACGGCGCAGATTCATGCGAACGTGCTCCCGGAACACCGCAAGCCGCATTCAAAGGCCACCGGCAAGGCCGCCCTCGACTGGGTTTATGCGAACTTGCCCGACATTCACAAAATCATCGCGGTTATTCCCACGCTGTACCCGAACGTCCGGGACTTCACCATGTCCTTCGGCTTCGTGCTGGAGGGTGTGAACCGTCAAAGCTACCTGAAAAACGGCGCCATCCATGACCAGTGGATGTTGGGAATTACGCGCCCTGAGATCGGAGCGATGCAATGGGCGGCTTAGTCAAAAGCATCTTCGGCGGGACGGATCGCTCGGCGCAGCGTCAGCAGGTCCAGTCCAACACGCAGAACCAAGCTCTTTTCCAGAACCTCGCCAACCAATCCGGCGAGCAATCGCGGTCCCTTTACGGCGCGGCGGATACCAATCGCAACATGTCGCTCCAGCAGATTTTGAGCCTCTTGGGCGGAACAATTCCACAGCAGTTGAGCGCACAGCAGCAGGGCAACATGGGCGCACAGCAGCAGCTTCTCGGCGGCCTGCCGATGATCCAGGATGCCATCATGGGGCGCCCTGTGAACATGGGCGCATTGCAGCCAACGCGCATCAACTACGACACCAGCTTTGCCAATCAGCAGCTACCGCAATTCATGACGAGCCAGCAGGCTTTGGCAAAACCGCCGCAGCCCGACCTATCCACGCTGCTTGCTGGAGGGTCTTACGATGTCTGATATGATGATGCCCCCCACCGGCCTTATCGGTTCTGAAATGGCGCTACAGGGTGGCGCGGACGCATCCTTGGCGGCGCTTCTCGGTGGCTACGGTCAGGCGCAGGGTATTCTAAACGCCCCCGGCGCACCGACGCCCACGGCAAGCTACAGCATGGGCGGTGTTACCGGCGCGATCAATCAGGGCGTGGCAGGACTCAACCCGTTCGCACAACCGGGCGCACAGTCATTGAACCTACAGGCCGCTTTGTCCGGCGCTATGGGTATGCCAGCGCAGCAGCAGGCATATGCCAACTACCAGGAATCACCCGGCCAACAGTATCTACGTCAGCAATCCGAACAGGCGCTCTTGCGCAACTCAGCAGCCATTGGCGGCTTGGGGGGCGGTCGTGTGCGTCAAGAACTTCAGCGCCAAGCGCAGGGCCTTGCCGCGCAGGACTTCGACAATTCATTCCGTCGCTTGGGCGAGGTGACCCAGACCGGACTCACGGCGGCTGGGCAACAGGGCCAACTTTTCGGCCAGCAAGCCGGGATCGCTGGCAACCTTGAAGGCCAGCGCATGAGTGTTCAAGGCAATATGGACACACAAGCCATGCAGAACGCCAACGCGCGACAGATGGCGCTGGCAGGCTATGCGTCCGGTACAGGAAATAACGCTGCCGATCTTGCATTCCGCACGGCTCAAAGCGTGGCGGGTGGGCGCACCGACGCTGGAAACGCCATCGCGGGTTCGGTCGGCAACACCATCAGCGCACTATCAAACCTCGCCAACCAGGGCGGCCAGGACGTTGCCACGACCATCGGTGAGGGCGCGGGCAACCTTGCAAACATCATCGGCGCGGCTGGGACTGGACAAGCGGGCTCGCAGACCGATTTGGCGAAAGTTTTGGCGCAAATCCTCGCAGGCCAGGGCAACCAAGTCGCCGGCCTGCCGGGCGTGCCGGGAACGCAGCAAAACAACGGCATCCTCACAAATGCTGGCAACTTCTTGCAGGGCGTTGGCTCTCTAATACCGTCTCCTGGGGTGCCTTAATATGTCAGACCTCGGCACAATCCTTCAGCGCATGGGTGCAGGTTTCCAAGGGAACCTCGCGCAGTTCGACATGGCGCGCGGACAGCAGGAAGAAGCGCGGATGTTGCGCGAGGAACGCAGCGCGGCTAAGGCACAGGCGCTGTCCCAAGAACGTGCCCAAGCCGCTGCACAGGACGCACAGATCGCGCTCCAGTACCTCGACGCGGGCGCGGTCGATAAAGCACTGGAACTGGTGGACAACCGCCTCGGCTTCATCAAGCAGTTTCAGGGCGACCCGTCCGATACCCAGGCCGTGCGCGATTTGATCGCTGCGGGCGATATCGACACAGCCAAGAGCGAGTTAAGGCTGTTCACCACGGCGGCGGAATCGCGTGGGTTGATTAAGCCGCTTGCTCAGCCGGAAGCGCAGTCAAGCGCTGGCAAGCAGGCTTATGACGAGGGCTTACGTCCTGGCTCGCCGCAGTTTGTCGCGCGGGTGAAAGAGCTTTCTGCGCCACCGGCCCAAGGTGCGTCATCGCCCTTCGGTAAGATTGAGGAAGACTACAAAGCGGGGCGGATTGATAAGCAGACCTACGAAGCCCTTAAGCGCAAGGAAACGACCGCAGAGGGTAAAGAGCCAGACACATTCGGGAACGCTGCAAGACTGCGCGGCGAATTTGACACGAAAACCAAGGACTTCTCTGTTGTCAGAGATGCCTACTCCAAAATGACGTCGGTTGCCAAGGAGCCGTCTGCCGCTGGTGATATCTCTCTGATCTTTGGATTCATGAAGCTGAATGATCCAAGCTCCACTGTGCGCGAGGGCGAATTCGCCACAGCGCAAAACGCCGGAAGCATCCCCGAGCGTGTGCGGGCGAGATATAACGCCGCGCTTAATGGCGAGACGCTAACGGCAGCGCAGCGCGCCGACTTTATGAAGCAGGCCGGCAATATATACGGCTCGCAGGAAGGCCAATTCAGGAAAGAGGTGGAACGCTATTCCGACCTCGCAAAGAAGTTCGGAGTTGATCCCGACACAGTTACTTACGACCGGGC